GCCCAAATATCTATTTCTATTCCTATTTCTTTCTGTATATCCAATAGTATTTCTTTTTCTTGGAGCTTCATTTCTTTTTGTAATTCTGCAGCTTTTTCCACTTGGACTCTCACTCCTCGTTGACGCATCTTTATTAATATCGGAAGCAGTTGCTGCTCCATTTCCCATACAGTAATTAAACTTTGTGAAGTTATTTCGTGTTTAAATCTTTGCCATAATTTTAAAGTAAGTTCTGCATCCTGTTCTGCATAATAACCCACATGCTCTGCTGGTAACTTCCACATCTCTGCCTTAGGGTCAATACCATGTGCTGCTGCAGCCTCTCTAAGTTCTGTCTCAGCTTTTATCTCGTTTAAGTAATCTACTGATAATGCATTTAATGAATACGAAAATCTATTCTCATTTATAAGTGCAGCTGCAATCATTGTATCAACTATAGGTCCGTTGACCGTGATACCAGATGCTTGTAACCAACCTACATCGTATTGAGCATTATGAAATATTTTAGTATTCGGTAAAGCACATACATCTTTCATATATTTCTTTACTTGTTCAGGTATCATGTTGCCACCACCTAGATGACCAAAAGGAAAATAACCTTTCCATCCTTCTACTGCTACTGCAAATCCTACTATCTCCCCCTTACCTAAAGCCCAACCAGCTCCAAGTCTTTCATTAATACCATCGTCTCTAGTTTCTAAATCAATCGCTATTTCTTTGTATTGAGATAAGTCTTTGTACTCACTAGGAGTATTCCACATTGATTTTTTAAAAGTTAATGTAAGTTGTAATCCATTACTCATTTGCTATTTCCTTTTAACATTGTTCTGACTATTGTTGATGTTGGGTTTAGATCGAAGTCTTTTGTGCACCCTTGTAATAAACTGCTTAACAGCACAAGGACCACAATAATATATCTTGTCTTCAATAATGACTGCATCTTTATCACACTTTGAACATTTAATTTTTTTTCTTTTTGTCATCCTTACGATCTTTTAGATGTTTTATTTCTAAATCACAGTAATGTTTTATTTTTTCTAAATCTTCTAAGGGTTTACCTTTAGATAAATATCTACATACATATTTAATTATATTTGCTTGTAATGGATTTAAATTGTTCTTTCTTATAAATGTCCAGGGCTGAATCAAAAACTGCTTGTAGTGAGATCCTCCAATCTGCTTATCATTAGGAAAACTTTCATCGAATAAATCTTTATTTGTCATTTTTCTCCTGTATATATATTAAATAGTCTTGTCCAATCGGATAGTTAAACTTATAGTCAGATCTTAGTAAATGTAAAGTTTTTCTTGCTCTAGTTGCACCAGTATACCAAACTTTTCGTTCATCACTTTTTTCTTTTTTATTTTTATGTTTATAGTCAGATGGATAGTTTCCCTTACCATACAATACAACATGATTAGCCTCTCCACCCTTAACACTATGAATTGTATCTATAGTTATTAACGGATCTTTATCTAATTCTTTTTGTCCATATCTTCTTAGTAATCTTATAAAATGTCTTACTTGTCTAGGTTTAAAATTTCTTCTTAATATCCAATACCAAGGTTTATCTTTTTGATTATCTTCTAATGTAAGTCCACACCATTCTTTTAATGTTTGAAAATCATAATCTCTTAAATCAGGTTCTGCTCTCCAAAATTTATCTAACCTATAATTAGGGTCTTCTAATTCTCTAATATATTTATACATGTTTCTTGCTGCTTTTTTATCAATCTTTTTATTTTTGGTAATTGCAGTCCATGCCTTGATAGCCTCCCATTGTTTCTGGTCAAAACATTTTGTACCTTTGTTATCTTTGTAATAAAGACCAGCATCTTTTGCTAACATTCTAAGTTCATTTACAGTTTCATTGATACGTCCCAATATGTACCAATCCTCGTTAAATGTTTCAAAAGGTATTTCTTTAAATGATAGATAAGCTTTAACAAATCCTTTACTTCCTCCCGGTAGGTATTCTTTTTCTTCACTGTCACTAATACCTCTTCTAATTACTTGAGAAAATCTATGTATGGCCTCACCGAATCTCTGAGTTCTTCTTAACTTTACTTTACGACCAGGAAAGAATTGAGTAAAATATTTTGGGTCAGCTCCATTCCATTTATATATGGCTTGATCATCATCTCCTGCTAAATATATTCTATCTACTTTAGATGCCATCTTATAAATAACAGACCATTGAAGAGGTGTACAATCTTGAGCTTCATCTAATATTAAAACTTTTAATGAAGGAAAGTCTACTTCTTTGATAGCTCTTTCAATCATGTCATCAAAATCTATAAATGATCTTTCTCCTCCACCGACCTTGTAATGTTCATAGGTACTTATCTTTCTTAAAAATACAGTAAGTGAATCTCTCTTATAGGCTTCTTGTTTATATGCTTCTTCTGGTGCGATTAATAAATTTCTAGCTTTACTGTATACTCCTAATGACCAGTCTTTATACATAAAGTTATCATCTGCTAATCTTTTATCACTAGATTTAATTACTTTAGTTTGTAAAGCAAAATCAATTGTACAATCTTTAGGGTCAAATACTTCTTCAGGAAAATATCTTCTACAATAAGTATGTAATGTTTTGAATCTAGAAAAATCCTCAGTGCTATACTTTGGAAAAGATTCCATAGCTCTTCTTACTGCAGTGTTAACTGCTTTATTTGTAAATGATAGATAGGCTATCTCTTGTGGTCTAATACCTTTTCTTAAATAACTTTTTAAAACTTTTTCTATTAATGTATATGTTTTGCCTGTACCGGGAGGACCAAAGATCTTTATGGTTTTGTGATAAAGTTCTTTTAATATTTTAAGTTCTAAACTTTCCTGTGTGGAATTCTTCATCCATCTCCGATATTGTTTTCTTTTCTTTTGGTTTACTTGCTTTTTTATAATCTACGAACTTAGGCATTTCGACAGACCATACATTTTTAACACCCTCATGATAATCTATTCTTTCACAACCTAATAAGTGCATAGCCTCTGCTGCACTCTTAAATGTTTTATCATTACCTAAGAACTTTTCAAAAGTAATTTTTTTAAAGTAACACACATTTGTTTTAGAATCTAAGACCACATAGTTATCTTGCAGCTTATCAAAGTCATCTTCCTCAATATGGCTTTCAAAGAATTTTTTAAGAAAATTGTATTTCTCTTCTCCTAGTGTATCTTCAAATTTCATCTTCTCATTCTCTACTGCTTTCTTAACAATAGTTGATATAAGCATTTCAAAAGGAGAAGGACCACTTCTAGGTCTTGGTAAAGTGACCCAATAAATTCCATATCTTAAAAGTTTTACTCTAAATGATTTTTCATCTTTCATATCTTCTGGACCAATTACTATTTTCTCTCCTTGAAATACAAAAGAATATTCAATTGATTTTGTGCTTCTAATAAATTCTATTTCTTCAAAGTCATCAATTAAATCTGGGACTTGTGAACCAATACCAAGTTTTCTAAACTTACATAAATCTTTGTTACATATTGGAGTAATAGCACCAAGCTTTGGTGGACACTTGTAGTTGTAGTCTTTTTTAATTACAGATTTTGCTACAGAGTTATCTATCTCTCTAGGATCCATTGGTGTTACAAATATTTCTTGGTTTCTTTTTTGAAGTATTGTTCTCATCTCTTCAATTGTAATTTTGCCATCAGACTTCTTCATCTCAAGTACACCCACATTGTAAAGTAAATCATTACGATGGTTACCAGACCATTTATCCATAATCATTTTTTGAACACAAGGTGGATAGTGTTTCCAATCCTCTTCAGGTTCATATTCTTTTACTTTTATATTTTGTAATTTATCTAACGATAAAGTTTTATTTCTAATTATTTCAATAAATGTTCCAATCATAACTGGAGTATTGGATTCATTGTATGCAAACTCAGTAGTAGCATTCATATTAAAGTAAGGCATATTCATGCATTTATTCATTGGAAATACTTCTAATGCTTGAAAGAAATTTTTATTCCATTCATGTAATTTTTTTAAAACATCTTTTACTGGATACCAATTATCTAAAAACAAAAACAAATGAAGTCCACCTGATTTTGATCTTACTGGTACTAATGGTAATTGATTGTCCCTAAGAATATCTATAACTTTTTTTTGTGAATAATCTTTATAACTTTGTGGGTCAATATCTATACATCCCCACTTACACATATCATCCTTTTCAGGTTTGATACCTATACGCTTCGTACCTTCTAAATGTTCCTTCCAGATTTTAAGAGTAACTGGTTCGTGGACCGTGAGTGTTTGGCCTACTGTCTTTCCCCGTTCATCTACCTCTCCAGTTAGAGAGGTAGTGATGAACAGTTCAGAATTACCCTCAAATATTTTTAAGAGCTCCTGTTCCATGGTTTAAAATGGAACGTTAGTTTTATCTGGGCTATTATTTCCTTGAGCTTGATTTTCTTGTGCAAAATCTACTTTACCAAAAATATCACTCTTCATAGCACTTTGATAGAAAGCTTGAGTTGTTTCCAATACTTTTAAATGTTCTTGAGTATTTAAAAACTTATCAAACTCAACAACCCATCCATACCAAGAGTTTTGTGAATTAGACTCTTTGGTTGTGCTTAACTTGTAAGCAGTCGACCATGATGGTGGATTGAACATACCATTCTTACCTTGTGCTCTTCTAGACATGATCATTGAATTCCATGTCTTTGATTTTTTCTTTTGAGTAGATTTCATAGTAATCAAAGCTTGTTCCATCGGATTATAATTTTCATCCAAAATATAAACAAAGTGATTACCAGTATCTTCAACATAGTTTCCGTTTTCTAATCGGTCTTTGTTGTCGGCACCTCTAGTTGTTTGGGACATAATAGCTGGATCAGTATGAATACCTACTGGTCTTCCTGGACTATCCCCTTTGTCTTTCCACTCATTAAAAGTGTTTATGTAAAGACAAGGCACTACTATTAATCCTTGTCTACCTTTCCAAACTTTACCTGATGTTTCACTCCATATGTCTCCTTGCTTTGCAGTCTCAACATGTTTGCCATCAGTCTCATCTAGGACTGGAGAGTTAGCATAAAGTATTTTTAGGATTGGTAGTTTTTGATCTCGAGCCGTCACATACTCTTGACCTTGACCTGCCATCTGCTCTAAATTAATAGCAGCTGGAAGGTTTTCTTTTTTTGTCGTCATCGCTTTTTTTTCGATCATGATTATTCCTTCGTGGTTATTTTAGTTTTATTTGCAACATAAGTTCCAAACAGTTCAGCAGGTACATCTTTACCAAGATCTTGAATTTGTTCTCTAACAAATCCTCTAAGACTACTTGGATGAACAGAAGTTTTTTGCTTCACTGGTAGACCTTTTGCTTTCAGCTCTTCTATAATTGATTTAGCTTCATTGTCTTGCTTCATTCCAAATTCCAAAGACACTTGGTTTTTAATCAAGTCTCCATGTCCATTGTCTCTAAGCCAGTCAAAAGCTTCATCACTTTTAGACGCTGGTATTCTAGCTGAATAGAATGGTTTAACCTCAACGGATGAACCATCTGCTAATTTTAACAGAGATAAACCAGCTTGTTGCATTAAGTTTGGAATTGTTTGCTCAGAAAGAGTAGTCTCGACTTCTTTTAACTTTTTCAGTTCTTCTTCAGTCGTTAATATTTTTTTCTGAGTTTCCAATAACTTGTTGCAAGATTTGGCAATGTCTGTCGACATGCCAGTATCTACCGTTATGATAGATTCTGCTTCTAAGTCCATAAGAACCTCCTTGTGCAAGAATCAATATATTATTAATTTGATTAATGCAAACAAATAATTTAAATAATTCTGCGTGTATAATTATAAAACAAAACCATTTAAACATCAAAGGCAATCATTAATTGAAGGGGCCAAACCTTACAACTTTGCTTATTTTATGGAGATGGGAACTGGTAAAACTAAAGTTGCTATTGATAATGCAGCATACTTATTCCAAGAACAAAGGATAGATTTTGCCTTTGTTATTGCACCTAATTCTGTTTATCAAAATTGGAAAAAAGAAATCGACTTTCATTGTCCAGAAGAAACTAATATTTATATTTGGAAAGTCACTAAAGATAAAACATTTAAATTAGACCCAAAAAAACTTACATTTATATTAATGAATGTTGAAGCATTATCTCATGCATCAGGTAAGAAATGGCTTGAGTATAAATTACTTAAACATGGAATGAGGAGTATGGTTATATTAGATGAGAGTACATCTATAAAAAATCTTAAGGCTTCAAGAACAAAAGCTATTATTAAATTAGGACAATTAGCTAGATATAAGAGGATATTAACTGGTTCTCCAATTACTAAGTCTCCATTAGACTTGTTTTCTCAATGTGCTTTTTTAGATAAAAAATTATTAGGGTATGAGAACTTTACAGTATTTAAATCAAAATATGCAGTTATGTATAGTATTGAAAGAGGAGGGTACAATATACAAATACCCAAGTATTATGTAAATCTTGAAGAGTTAGAATATAAATTAAAAACATTTTCTTATAGGGTAAGAAAAAAAGATTGCCTTGATCTACCAGAGAAAATGTATGTACAAAGACATATTGAATTACCTGATGAACAAAGAATTGCTTACGAAAAATTAAAAGCAACTGCTATTATATTACTACAAAACGATGAAGTATCTTACAATAACAAGCTTACTGAATTACTTAAACTACAACAAGTGGCTAATGGCTTTGTTAAAACTAATGATGGTAAAATTGTAGATTTTAAAACAAATGCTAAACTTAAAGAATTGATGAGTATCTTGGAGGAGAGTGAAGACAAGTGTATTATATGGGCTAATTATGTACACAACATAGAGATGATTAAAACTAAATTAGGAGAGACCTATGGAAAAGATTCGGTGGTTTCAATATACGGAAAAGATTCAGTGGATGTTCGTAACCAAGCTGTTGAAAGTTTTCAGTCTGATGACAGATGTCGTTTCCTTGTTGGGAACCCTACTGTTGGTGGTTATGGTCTTACCCTTACTGCTGCTAAGTATGTTATATATTTTAGTAATTCTTACAACTTGGAAGTCCGTCAGCAAAGCGAGGATCGTGCTCATAGATATGGTCAAACTTCTCAAGTCACATATATAGATCTTATTGCAACAGATACTATTGATGAAATGGTATTACATAATTTAGAAAATAAAATTGAATTATCTGCTAAGACTCTTGGGGAACAAGTTCAGAAGTGGCTTTAGTTTCTAATGTACAAATAGTATCATTGTGTTGAGCCCCATGATTAACTAATAAAATTTTTTGTATTTCAAACCCATTATTCTTACCCATACCCCCTGAGTTCCAACCAAAAGATATAACCTTTCCATTCGGTTTAATAATTCTAGTAATTTCTTTTTTGCAATTGGACCAATATTTAGTTATTCTTCTATTCTGATGGATAAACAAGAACAACTTCCTTACCTTTTTCATTTTCTGCTATGGCTTTTCTAACCCAAGCAGTGGGACCTTTCTTTTTTCCTTCATGTATAATAGAACCAAATGGTGGATTAACA